AGAAACTTAAATCAACTGCAGCAGGAAGAAAGAAACTAGCAGCAGCTAATAAAAAGAAAAGAGAAGCTACAAAGAAAGGTAAGCAACATGCTAAACATGGACTGCATAAAGGAAAGAAAAGATAATGACTAAAAAGAAAGACCCAAGACTTGCGAGAGCCGGTGTATCTGGATTCAATAAACCTAAACGTACTCCTAACCATCCAAAGAAGTCACATATAGTTGTAGCTAAAGAAGGTGATAAGATTAAAACCATAAGGTTTGGACAGAAAGGTGCAAAGACTGCAGGTAAACCTAAAGCAGGTGAGTCTGATAGAATGAAAGCCAAGCGTAAGTCTTTTAAAGCACGTCATGCAAAGAACATAGCTAAAGGAAAAATGTCAGCAGCGTATTGGGCTGATAAGGTTAAATGGTAAGATGCCACAGATAGGAAGTAATGAAAAGCCAGTTCTTATGACTAATAAGAAGAATGGTGGTCGTATTGGTAAAGGTTCTAGACCTAGAAAGACTTCAGTATCACAACAACAGTTTGATGATAATTGGGATCGTATATTCAAAAAATGAAAGAAGGATACATAAAAAGGAAGACTTCAACAATTCCTTTTGGTTATGAACCTAGTGAGATAGAAGGTTATTTTAAACCAATACCGGAACAAATAGAAGCTCTAGAGATTGCCGAAGACTTAGTAGCTAGTGAATCTATAACCTTGCGAGATGCTTGTGACTGGATAGAATTCAAAACTAAACGTAGTATTACAGCAGCAGGTTTAAAGAAACACATAGATAAGAAGTATGGAAAACGACAACAACGACTTGAAAGATTGGGAACAGAATCCCCATCTTTACTTGACAGATTCTGAGGGAAGCTTTATACTAAAGAAAGATGGTACTCCTCGTAAAAAGGGAGGTCGTCCTCAAGGTACAAAGTCAACATACAAATACTCAGATGAACAAAAAGCTAAAATGGCAGCACGAAGGGCTGTCTCCAAAAAACAAAAAGCAATCCAAAAGATTGAAAACAGACTTAAATCAAAGAGACATAATCTTAAACAAACGACTGAATTACTCAGCAAACTCGAAAGCGATAAGGAAACCGAGCAGGGGAAGGTAGTTACTCCGGAAGAACTTAACGTACTTCCAAAAGCTTTACAAGCTGAAATAGATTCAGGCAATCATGTCGTATTCCATCCTAACGAAGGACCACAGACAGAGTTTTTAGCTGCGGATGAGAAAGATGTATTGTATGGCGGTGCTGCAGGAGGCGGTAAATCATACGCTATGTTAGTTGACCCATTAAGGTATGCACATCGCAAAGCACACAGAGCCTTAATACTTAGAAGGTCTATGCCAGAGTTACGAGAACTCATAGACAAATCCAGAGAATTATACCCACAAGCATTTCCCGGATGTAAGTTCAGGGAAGTTGAAAAGGTATGGAACTTTCCAAGTGGAGCAAAGATAGAGTTTGGTTTCTTAGAAAGAGATGCCGATGTATACAGATATCAAGGACAAGCATATTCATGGATTGGCTTTGATGAGATAACACACTTACCAACTGAGTTTGGTTGGAACTATCTTGCCTCACGTCTTAGAACAACAGACCCTGAAATAAAAACTTATTTACGCTGTACTGCAAACCCCGGTGGTATTGGTGCATCATGGGTAAAACGCAGATACGTAGATGCTTTTGCCCCTAACGAATCTTTTATAGGTAATGATGGTTTAACACGTAAGTTTATTCCTGCACGATTAACTGATAACCCTTACCTATCTGAAGACGGAGTATATGAAACGATGCTCATGTCGTTACCACCTGTACAACGTAAACAACTATTAGAAGGTAATTGGGATATCAATGAAGGTGCTGCGTTTGTAGAATTTGATCCGGACTTACATATTGTAACTCCTTTTCAGATTCCTATGACGTGGGAACGAGTAAAAGGTATTGACTATGGGTACGCTTCAGAAAGTGCATGTGTTTGGGGTGCAGTAGATAGAACAGATGGAACACTTATCATCTATCGTGAATTGTACCGAAAAGGCTTGACAGGTGAGGATTTAGGTGCTATAATAACAGAAATGGAGATGGAAGACCCTTTTTCTGTTTCTGGTGTATTAGATACTGCTGCATGGGCAAGAACTGGTACAACTGGACCAACAGTAGGAGAGTCGCTTGTCAGGCAAGGACACAAGCTTAGACGAGCAGATAAAAATAGAATACAAGGTAAAATTCAGATTCACGAATATTTAAAAGTACAACCAAACGGACGACCTAAATTACAAATATTTAATACTTGTCCGAACTTGATAAAAGAGTTACAGAGTATACCTTTAGATAAACGTAATCCTGAAGATGTAGATACACACGCTGCGGATCATGCTTATGATGCGTTGCGTTACCTTATTATGAGTAGACCAAGAATAAATAATCCAATGGATAATCTTCGTCAATACCATAAGGAGTCAATCTACAAACCTGTTGATGAAACATTTGGATATTAAGTATGGCAGACGAAGATAACAAACCTTTACAACCAACAGGGCTATTAGATGCTAATGCTCTTTATTTTGAAGAGGTAGAGGGTGAAGAAGGTTTAGAGTTATCTTTAGAAGAAGATCAAAAGCTAAACTTAGCAGGTATTATCAAAAGTCGGTTTCAAGCTGCAGAAGATGCACGAAGTTCACACGAAGATAGATGGATTACAGGCTATCAAAACTTTAGAGGAATATACGGAAAACGAATTAAGTTTAGAGAATCTGAAAAGTCTAGAGTATTTGTAAAAGTAACAAAGACTAAAGTACTTGCAGCATTCGGTCAATTGATTGACGTTATATTCGGAACAGGGAAGTTCCCGATTGGTGTAAGTGAGACTAAAATGCCAGAAGGTGAAGTATCGATGGCACATTTAGATACACAGAATCCAGTGCCGGGTATTGAGACAAGCCAAGCTGAAGCAACTCCAGATGAAGTTGAAAGTCCATATGATGTGGGCTATGAAGGTGATGGGAAGGTTTTAAAACCCGGTGCTACTTTTTCAGATGGTAAATTTCAAGAAAGATTCTTGGAAGAACTTGCCAAAGAAGAGGGAAACTATGTTCCCGGACCTAGTGCAAACCCACAACATTTAGAAGTAAGTCCTGCACAAAAAGCTGCAAGACGTATGGAAAAATTAATTCATGATCAAATTGAAGAATCTAATGGTGCTTCTGAATTACGTAGTGCATTATTTGAATCTGCTATGTTAGGTACAGGAATTATTAAAGGACCATTTAACTTTAATAAAACTTTACACAAGTGGGATGAAGATGAAGAAGGTAATAGAACTTACAATCCTATAGATGTTAGAGTACCAAGAATAGAGTTTGTAAGTCTGTGGGATTTCTTTCCAGACCCTGCAGCTACAACAATTGAAGAATGTGAATACGTAATTCACAGACACAGATTAAATAGAAGTCAATTTAGAGCATTAAGTAAAATGCCTTACTTTGATAAAGATGCTATTCGTGAATGTTTAATGATGGGTGGTAACTATGAAAAACGTAGTTACGAAGATCAAATTAGAGATGAAGATATAGATGAATATGCATTACCACAATACGAAGTATTAGAGTATTGGGGTGTAATGGATGCTGCTTACTTACGTGATGTTGGTGTTGAGTTAGCCGATGAAATTGATGATCTTGACGAACTTCAAGTAAATGTTTGGATTAGTAATGGTAAAATATTAAGAACAGTAGTTAATCCATTTACTCCATACAGAATACCTTATCATGCTTTCCCATACGAAAAAAACCCATACAGTTTCTTTGGTGTAGGTGTAGCAGAAAACATGCATGACTCACAACAGATTATGAATGGTCATGCGAGAATGGCGATTGATAATCTTGCTTTATCAGGCTCATTAGTATTTGATATTGACGAATCTGCTTTAGTAGGTGGACAAAGTTTTGAAGTGTATCCCGGAAAGATATTTCGCAGACAAGCAGGAATGCCCGGACAGGCAATACACGGAGTTAAGTTTCCAAACACATCAACTGAAAATATGATGATGTTTGACAAGTTTAGACAGCTTGCTGATGAACAGACAGGCATACCTAGTTACTCTCATGGTCAAACAGGAGTACAAAGTATGACAAGAACTGCATCGGGAATGTCTATGTTATTAGGTGCAGCAAGTCTTAATATCAAAACTGTTATTAAGAACTTAGACGATTTCTTACTTAAACCTTTAGGAGAAGCATACTTCCAATGGAACATGCAGTTCTTAGAAAATAAACTTGGAGTCGTAGGAGATTTAGAAGTTAATGCAACTGGTACAAATAGTTTGATGCAAAAAGAAGTAAGGTCACAAAGACTAACTACGTTCTTACAAACTGCACAGAATCCTGCTATTGCACCATTTGTTAAGATGTCTAAATTAATTAGTGAACTTGCCTACAGTCTTGATCTTGATCCTGATGAAATACTCAATGATCCTGAAGAGGCTGCTATCATGGCACAAATAATAGGAATGCAAAATAATGTTGGACAAGAATCAGGCGCGCAAGCTAGCCCCAATGGTCAAGAACAAGAAGGAATGGGCGGTGCTACTGGAGTACCTCAACCACCTCAAGAACTTGGAGTTACAGGTACTGGCGGTGGCAACATCGGAATTGGAAATGTTCCGCAGTCAGGGGAAGCTGAATTTTCTGGCACACCTAGAGCAGTTGGAGAGTAGTGTAGACGAAGCACTAAATAGAAAGGAAGATTAATGGCAAACTTAAAAGGTAAACAAAAAAAATTAGATGCTAATAAAGATGGGCAAATTAGTGCAGAAGATTTTAAAATTCTTCAAGATTTAGAAAAGCGTAATCCAAAATTTTTAGGTGGATTAATAAAAAAAATTAAGTCTAAATTTGGAATGCCTAAAAGTCAAGGTCCTTCAGTTACAGATGAATTATTTTTAAATCCATTACCTAGTTATCCAAATCAACTTAAAGTAATACAACGTCCTATGATGGCAGACGGAGGAACTATTGATGATCAGATGAATGCACTTGCTATATCTGTTACACCTGCTAAAGTTGAAGCAAAACCTATGTTAAATGAACAAGAACAACCAATGCTTCCTGACGAAGAAATGGAAAAAGATTATGTAGACTATGTTGTTGAAGAAACATTGTCTAATGAAGATAGAAATTATTTAATAGATGCTCTTGAGAAAGACGACAGACTAAGTGAGATATTCGATCAAGTAGTTGAGAGCGCAACAGAATTTACTGGTTCTGGAACTGTAGAAGGTCCGGGAACTGGTAGGTCCGATTCGATACCTGCAAGGTTATCGGATGGAGAGTTTGTCTTTACTGCAAAAGCAACTGAAGAAATCGGAGTAGACAATTTAATGTCTATGATGAAAGATGCAGAAGCTGCTGTAGATAACAGACAACAAATGGCAAATGGCGGAGAAGTGGAAGAAGAAGAGACTGTTTATAAAGCTCAACCTGAACCTCAAACGCAAGACATTAGAGTGACGAAAGAAACTGTAGGTAGTCAAGCGATGATGAAAGAGGAAGAAGATTTAGTAGGTGATGAACTTAAAAAGTCTATGCTTTCTACCAGACCCTACGTCAGAAGCTAAAACAATGGTAGGCTACTTACGTCAGTAACCCCTACCGAATTTATAACCTTTAGCTACCTTGTTAGATCAAGCCCCTAATTAAAAAGACGTTTTTAGAATAGGCTACCTTGAGGTAAGCACAAGCCCTAAAAGGAGAAAGAAAATGGCAGAAGTTGAAAATATACAGGAAGAATCTGTAGAACCAACGCCTAACCCGTACAATCTTAAAAAGGATTGGCATACAGATGATGTAATGCCAAAACATGGAGAAACTGCGGAAGGATTGTTTTTTGAGAAACCACAAGCTCCTTCTAAATCAGAACCAGTACAAGCTGAGACTGTTGAAGAAGATAAAGCTTATAGTAGCCCAAATTACAAAAAAAGATATGATGACTTGAAAAAGCATTATGATTCAAGGCTCTCTGAGTTTAAACAAAGAGAACAAGAATTGATAGCTGAAGCTACAGCAAATAGACCGGAGTATCAAGCTCCAAAAACTGCTGAAGAGTTAGAACAATTTAAAGCTGAGTATCCTGATGTTTATGAAGTTGTTGAAACTGTAGCTCACTTGCAAAGTGAAGATAAAGTTGCTTCATTGCAACAACGTCTAGATGCTTTACAAGAACGTGAATCAGAAATACTAAAACGAGAAGCTGAAAAAGACTTGATTACAAAACATCCAGACTTTGAAGAACTTCGTAATAGTGATCAGTTTCATACTTGGGCAGAGTCTCAACCCGAAGAGATAAAAGATTGGATTTATAATAATCCTAATAATGCATCTCTTGCAAGTAAAGCCATCGATCTATTTAAGTTGGAAAATGGAATAGCCCCTGTAAAACCAAGCCAAAACAAATCGGAAAGAAGTTCTGCTGCTGATATGGTGTCTACAAAGACAACTACAGTAGATGAGAAACAACCGAAGATTTGGACACAACAGGAAATCGCTGCCCTACCTATGGCTGAATACGATAGACTTGAAAAAGAAATCGATAAAGCTTTAGAAGAAGGCAGGATTATTTAATAACAAAGTTAATAATATTCTAGGAGAATAATTATGGCATATAATCAATCTGATCAATTTTTTGAGCAGTCAACTGATACTAATGGTAACTTTGGTAATTCCGTAAGTGGTCAAAATAACTCCTTCTTCTTACCGAAAGTCTATTCTAAAAAGGTTTTAAACTTTTTCAGAAAAGCTTCGGTAGCAGAAGCAATCACTAACACTGATTACTCAGGAGAAATATCCGCTTTTGGAGATACTGTAAGAATCATTAAAGAACCGGAAATCACCGTCTATCAATATGAAAGAGGTGCTGACGTAACTAAAACAGCATTAACAGACCAAGAATTAACTATGGTCGTTGACGTAGCAAACGCTTTTAAATTCATCGTTGATGATATTGAAACTTCAATGTCTCACGTGAACTTCAAAGAAGTAGCCAGTTCATCTGCTGCTTATGCATTGAGAGATGCTTTTGATGAAGGCGTTATTGCTGAAATGTTTGCAGGTGTGTCTTCAAGCTCACCTGATCACATCATCGGTTCAGACAGTGCGACTGCTGATGCTACAATGACTCACGCCACAAACTCAGTAGACCTTTTAGGTTCTGATGGAACTGGTGTTGATCCTCTAGACCTTATGGCTAGAATGGCTAGACTTTTAGACGACCAAAGTATTCCTGAAGAAGGAAGATGGTTCTTAGCACCACCTTCGTTCTACGAGGAACTTTCTGCGGCTGATTCTAAACTTCTATCTGTTGACTTCAACGCAGGTCAAGGATCATTGAGAAATGGTTTAGTATCAAGTGGTAAGTTACGTGGATTTGATATGTACAAATCTAATAATGTTGCTAGTACGTCTAACGCTACTGGTAAAGTATTAGCCGGACACATATCGTCTACAG